CTGGAGACGCTTCTTGAGTGCCTGACGACGTGCCTTTGCTTGTCGTAGTGCTTGAGGTTTAAGTTTTCGTTTCTGCTCCTTTTTGGAGTGATGTTGCCAGTTCGGAAGTTTCATTTTTCTCCGTGAGTGAATCCATCCATTCCCCAATTCTATCAACAAGTCGGTCCAACCAGTCTTGCCCTTGTGCCACTTTGTCTTCTGTCATAATTCATTTTTATAAGAGAATCCGTTTTTCTTTTCAAACCTAATAACACTATCAAACTTATCGTGCAAATCAGACTTGTGCGAAATAACAAAGATGTTAGCATCTTTAACAACATAACGAATAATTTTTAGAAACTCATCAGCACCAAATCCATCAAGAGAAGAGTCAAAAACTTCATCAAATAAAAGAATGTTGCAGTTTACAGAATTCTTCAGTCTTGCAACTTCACGCCAGGCAAATAACAAACTCAAATCGATTCTTGCCTTTTCACCCTCACTGAAAGAACTATAAGAAAAGTCTTCGTGAATGGGAGATTTGACACTTTCATTAAACTCTTCATCAAGTTGGAAATTGATGTAAAAGTCCATCATTTGCAAATAACGATTTACTTGCTGATTGATGAATGGAAGGTATTTTTTGATAATTTTTGTTTTTACACCGTCGTCCTTGAGTAAGGAGTAGGCAAAATCGTAATAAACGATTTCTTCTTTTTTCTTTGAAAGGTCTTCGAATGTTTTTTGGAGATTGTTTTGAAATTCTTCTAACTTCTCATGTTCAGTATTTCTGTTTGCAAGGTTTTGGATAATAGTTTGAATTTCAGATTCAAGGTCTCTGATTTGCCTCTGATTGAGTGAAATCCGAGTATTATTTTGAGAAATCTCATGGTTGAGTTTCGTAATCTCCTTAGATAGAACTGTGAATTGACGCTCTCGTTCCTGTTCTAACTTTATAGTCTCCTCAAGTTCCTGAAAACCTTTCTGGAGTTCCTTTGCTTTATTTTGAGCGTCTGCAATTCTATTTAACCTAAACTCTTCCTCGATTGTCTGTGTACAAGTAGGACAGACCGTATTCTCCGTGAAAAACTTATGCTCTTTAGTAATTACAGACACTTTTTGAGAGATCTTACCCTTAAGATTATTAAGTTTTACCAATTTATCACCAGCACCTGCAACTTCTTCTTGCTCCTTCATATACTTAAAAATACTTTCTTCAGTTAAAGCATTTTCATTCATATAAGTACCAACTTCCGAATCTAATTTGGCAATCTTTTCTTTATTGGCATTTATATTGGCATTTCCACGACTCTCAAGTTCCTCAATGAAACTTTGTTGCATCTTCATCTTGTCCTTAAGAGTTTCTTTCTTAAGTTCAAGAGATTTGATTTGCTCCTTCTTCTCACGAATCTTATCTTTGATAATTGCATTCATCGCAGAAAAAATACGAATATCAAGAAGGTCTTCAATAACTTCTCTACGATTTGCAGTTGTCAACTGCATAAAAGGAACAAAGGTGCTACTACCCAAAATAACAATCTGAGTAAAACTGCGATAATTTAATTTAAGAATATTTTCCTCAAGGATTTTCTGATTAGCACGGTCATCTGCTTCTTTATGAAGTGCAATTCCATTTACTTCTATATCAAAAATATTTGGTTTAATTCCACGACGAACCAAATAATTTTTATTGTTAATGGTAAACTCAATCTCTACAAGACAATCCTTTTCGTTTGTTGTGTTGACTAGTTGTGGTTTATTAATTTTTCGAAATGGTTTGTTGAAAAGTACGAAACACAGCGCATCCAACATTGTAGATTTTCCAGCACCATTAGTCCCAATAATGAGATTCGTATGGTTTTTTTCAAAATCAATTTCTGTAAAAGTGTTTGGAGAAGAAAGAAAATTTTTATAACGAATCTTATGAAATACTAACATTTTTAGGGGGAATTACAATATCGTCAGGAGTGACCACAGCATACTTATAATTATAGCGTTTACAGGTCAATATGGCAAGGTCATCATCAACTTCTACAACATCCATTTCAGTTTTTTCTTGGTCTTCTAACATCATTGCATAACGAGTAGCATCATCTTCTTCCTCAAAGAGAAATAAGACTTTTTCACCATATCGGTTTTGAACCGCATATGCTCCATCGTCTTTTCTATCTTTAAGTGTAAGAAGAAACATTATTCTACTTCGCAAGCTTGCTTATAAAGATCCTGAAAAATACCTTTAATGATATTCTTATCAAACTCAAATTCCGATTCTTCAATATAACGATTTAGAATTGTCAAAGTGTTTTCATCTTCACTAATTTCAAACTCTTCATTTTCTTGAATGTCAAAGTTTTCAATAATTTTTAAATCTTGAATACCAACACTATAAAGTTTATCGATGAATTTTTCAAAATCTTTTGGTTTAGATTTTTTACGAACAATCACCTTTACAATTTTGTTTTGATATTCAGTTGCATCAAATAATTGATAAGGAGTATCCTCATAATAAATGTTATAGAATAATTTATAAGGATTATTGATTGGAGTGTGCTCTAGAGTTTCAGTATCAAAAATATGAAACCCTCTAGTATCGTTTACATCATTCCAATACATCTCATAGGTATTTCCCAGATAAAAGATTTTCCCATTATCAGAGCGAGTGTGGTAGTGTCCAGAAAATACTTTATCAAACTTATCAAAAATCTTTGCATCCATTCCGTGCTCTTCCATTACCAGATTTCGATTCACACGGAAACCTTGTAACTCCAAATGTCCCATTGCAATCTTTGCTTTGGACTTTTTGATTTGCTTTATGGTCTCATCATAGTTTTCACTACAAATCCAAGGCACCATCATAATGTCCAACCCACCAACTTTAATTGTTTGTGGAGAACTATAAGCACTAATATTTGGATAGGTTTGAAGAAGCAAACTTGGAGAATTAACACTATTGGTATTCTTATAATAACAATCGTGATTACCAACGATCATATGAACCTCATAATTTTTCAAAGGTTCAAATACAACTCTCTTTGCCCATTCGAGACTTTGATAGTCAATTGATTTACGACTATCAAAAGCATCACCCATATGAATAACTGCCTCTACCTTATGCTCTTTGAGGGCAGGAAAGAAAATATTCTTATAAAAGAGTTCAAAGTGATCATGAAGATACTTAGAACCCTTCCTTGCCCCATAATGAGTGTCAGTTAAAATTGCTACCTTCATCGATTACTGCGGTATTGGATGTTGTCTTTCATACTATTATAGTCGGAATTGTTTCCAGAAAGCAAGTTGTCATCAATCATCATAACCTCATCAAAACCGGTGCGTTCAATAATCTTGGTTTTAATTTCTAATTGCTTTTTCTCCTTTTGAATACGACGGAGAAATGCATAATGAATAATTTGAGTAAAGTAAGCAAAAGGATTACTTGATTTTTGTGGATCAAAATTGTGAATATACTGAACGCAGTTTTCTATGCCATCAGAAATCATATCATCCCGAAACATATAATTCACAAAGTTGGGTTTATAGGAAAGGTGTGTAGCAATCTTTAAAAAACACTCTCCCAAATAATTTGTAATACGCGGCTTTGGAAGTCCTTGTTCTTTAGCAGCAGCAACTTTTGACCTGTAAACAATCAATGCTTCAAGTAACTCTTTGTTGTTTACATAATGTTCTGATTTCTTTTTTGGCATAACAAGTCCATCTTTTACTTAATATAAGTTGAATTAATTATACCACATAAATCAAGGGCTTGACAAGTATCAAAAATGTGTGTAGACTAGGTTTGTCTCCATTGAAGATGAGAATCTAGCTTTCTTTATTATCTTTAAGGTCCTTAAGGAAAATATCTTCAAGCATCTTACGTGCATTTTTCACAGACCCAAGATATCCCATTTTATCAGATATTGAAACTTTACCATCATCCTCAATATCACTACTATCATCATCTTCAAGATATCTATGATAAAAATCAATCGTAGATTGATTTTTGATTTCAGTCATAGTAACAATTTTATCTAACTTAATTAAGAAAAAGTCATCATCAGGTATTTCCATCCAGGGTTTTATTTTTAAATACGTACCAGCCTGATTTACAAACGTTTTCATAGTCACAGGATTTTGAAGCACGATAATAGGATCTCCATCATTCTCATCAATAGAAACTAGAGAGAAGATTTCTTCACCTGTGATTAGTTTAATTGCTGCGTAAAACTCTTCTCCCATCAGTTCTTAAAAGGTATGTTTACAATATCATAATTAAAGTTTTCTTCATTATAGATTTTAATTCTTTCTATTAGATGATTGAGTGTGTAATTTTTTCTTGATTTATAACTGATATCATCAGCAATATCATATAGAGTTGCTTTTGTCTTATTATTGCCTTTTCTTAAGACTCTTCCGATTGATTGGAGGTTTCTGATTCTTGATTTACTAGGGGAAGCAAAGATAACGTTATGTAGATTTCTAATGTTAACACCAGTAGAAAAAGTGCCGTAAGAAGCAACGATGATTGCATTGTTTTCTTTTTCAGTGATTTCTCTTACTTTTTCACGGTCTTCAGTATCTACACCACCGTGTACAAAAAACACGTGACGATTATCAGTAACGCTATTATTTATGAGATCGTATAAAGGTTGCCCGTGACCTTCCACTCTTGAGAAAAGAATTAATGTATTACCTTTGAGATCAAGAGCAAGATTCTTAATAAACTTATTTCTCTTTTCGTGATTGATAATATACTGGACTTCTTCTTCAAAGTTTTCAAATTTATTTGGTGAATGTTTTAAGAGAAGAATATTAATATCAAGAGTTGCTACGTGACCCTTCTTCATTAACTCATCAGTTTTAATGATTTTATATGAAGGACCAAATAGACCTTCCAATACCCATTTATGAGTTTGAGATCCATCAAGTGTGCCTGTAAATCCAAAGCGATACTTGGCATCAAAAAGTTTTGTCATTATAGATACTAATGACTTGGATTTAAAATTATGTGCTTCATCACCAACTACCACGTTAAATCTTGAAAAATATTGTTTAGGTAGTTTGTAAATGGATTGCCAAGTTGTAATAATTACTTGAGATTCAGTTTCTCTTTCCTTTCCAGCGTAGATTTTGTGGCAAAATGACCCCACATCCCATCCATAATCTGCAAAATCTTTATACATCTGCTCTACAAGGGATGTCGTTGGGACGACTATCAGAATATTTTGTTCTTTCTCAACGTAATATCTCACAATTGAATATATCATCAACGACTTTCCAGAAGCAGTTGGAGATATCAATAACTTTCTATTATGTCTTAAAGCGTCGTATACTCCCTCAACTTGGTAATCACGGGGAGCATACTTTGAAATAGAATTTATATAATCCTTTACACCTTCCTTTGAAATCATCTCATTGACTTCAAAAGGAAGACCATAATACTTATTATTTCTAAACTCATAAGTGTAATTATGCTGCTCGCAAAATCTTATGAGTTTATCTAATAGACCAACGTATATTTCTTGAGTATTAATATTAAACAAATAGATACGCCCATCCCACCACTTATTTTTATAAGCAGGCGCAAACTTCGCATTTGGCACTTCGAACTGAAATGCGTCTCTTAATTCATAATAGATATGAGGTTCTGCTTCCACAAGCAGATAAACCTCATTCTTTTTTGAAATAATCAAATGTGACATTCATAACATATCAGTTATGAATATTTATTTACTCAGTTAAATCCCGATTGGAATCGATGCCACTCAATACTATTCTTGATTTGGTATGTGCGATTGGAAATGCATCTAATTACTTCTTCAAGAAACTTTAACATAATATCGTAATATCTAATTTTGAGATCAATTTTATTCAACTTCTCATCGGCGTCCATATGCCTCTGTAACGCCTCCTTATCTCTTACCTTATACGGAAACGGTTCTTCAACATAAACCTCTGCAGGTGCCTTTCCCGTGTAGTAATTATATCGTTCAAGTTTGACTCTATTATATGTATCGCGTGCCTTTTCTCTTAATAAGGTAATAGTGTTGTATACAGTATAATATTTTGCATGAAGTTGAGGAATCTTTAAAGATTCATCGTGTAAATTATCAGGGTCAATGACAGCATCTCTCTGCCACATTTCCTGAATTTCATCAAGTGTCATAGAGGTTGTCCAGTTTCATTCAGTATATTGTAGATAGTATACTTGAAAGAGACCTCTGCTGTAAAGTACTGAATGTCAGTTTGTGTTGAATCAAATTCCAGAGAAGTTAACGAAACTGGAAATAAATCTTTGAATTTTACAATTGAATTTGTATTATAGTTACTATCTAAAATATAAAGACTTCCGTCACTGAATGCTCTTTTAGGATCCAGTGGTTGAGTTAAATCATCTTGATTGGTTAACAAGTCTCTATAATCTTGAGTACTTTCTGGAAATCCCAATCCAGTTAACCAGTTATGAATCACCATATAATTTATCATATCTTCATCGACTAAAAATCTTAATGATAAGTCTCCATACTGAAGTTTACCACCAGGCACATCAATATCTTTAAGATATGTTGGTTGTTGCACCAAAGAAAGAGTAATTTCAGGTATTCTTGCAGAGTTGCAGAAAAAACTTATCTTTGGTTCTTTAGCTAAAGTAAAGTTAAATCCAACTGGAGAAAGAAAATTTCGGTTTTGTATCTGATTTCTAAAAGCAGATGCCATAATGTTTTATTGATATTTAGATAAAAAAAGAGGGTCCGAAGACCCTCTTGGAAGAGTTGTAAACTAACTCACATAAGGTTAGCAACCTTAACTCTTCTGTAGTAGGTGTTTGCATTGGTGGTAAGAGCACCAGCGCCAGCGGAGAGACC